CTAGAGACCAATACAATTGATGCAGGGTTAGACGCATCAGTAGTTATTACTGGGACATCACCTGCACAAGAAATAGTTTTTAATATTCCCAAGGGACAAGATGGCATAATCGGTGGGCCTGGCCCATCAAATGTTCTTTCTGTTGGTACAGTCGTTGCTGGAGAAACAGCCTCTGCAACAATTACTGGAACATCACCTTCTCAAGTTTTAAATTTAGTTTTACCAAAGGGTGAAACGGGAGCAACTGGAGCAACTGGCAATGTTGGTCCTAAAGGCGACGCAGCAGCTACAATAGCTGTAAATTCAACCAGTACAGGTGCAGCTGGTACTAATGCATTGGTTACAAATTCTGGAACGTCCAGTTCAGTTCTTTTAGATTTTGTAATACCTCAAGGAGCAACTGGTCCAGCAGGCGCAACGGGTCCCGCTGGTCCCGCAGGAACTAACGCTAATATAGATCCAATTGGCACAAGAATTGCGTTAAACTCGACAGTTACATCTGCAGTTGGCGTAAATTCAAGCTGGTTTCCTTTATCTACAAACACATTTTCTTTAGGACTTCTTGGTCCAATCAACTCTGGTCCCGATACGGTTACAAGAGGCTGGAAGAATATATATCTTAACTCGGCAGCAACTGTAATATCTGACAGAAGAACAAAAGAAAACATCCTTCCATCAGACCTAGGCCTAGACTTTATTAATAGCCTAGAGCCAGTAAAGTATAATAAAATTGACGGAGACAGAGTGCATTATGGTCTCATAGCTCAGCAAGTAAAAGATGCTATAGATGAAGCAGGTACTGGGGACTTTGGTGGCTGGGTTTCTTCAGATCCAAACAGCGAAGATGGTCAGCAGGCTTTGCGATACGAAGAATTTATTTCTCCATTAATTAAGGCAATTCACGAACTTACAGCAAGAGTAAAAATACTAGAAGAAAAGTAGGTTCGGTATGTCATACGCAAGAGTAGTTTTAAATGACCACCCAACATCATTTTATATATTAGATGAAGTTATTTCTGGAACAGTTGCTTCGTACACTGCTCTTGAAGATCAGTATGCTACTTATCAAGATTTAAAGGATAATGGTGTTTCTTATGCTAATCTTGGAGGAGCGGTAGTATACGACTACTCAGGTAATGCAAATAGTGGTGTATCATTCAACTCTTCTAATGCAGTATTAATGCCCTTAGTGCCTGGATCAATATCTGGTACACGCATGAATTATGATACAAAAATAATATATTCTACTCCAGGCATGGCTACATCTACATATAAGAATAATGCATTTTCTATAGATTTTTGGTTCAAGCCACCTATTAATTCTGATATAGAGATACCCCTAGCATTTGACACAGAGCATTTAATTGGGGTTACGTATAAGGATGGGAATGTTTTATTTTACGTAGGCCAATCCGTTGCTATTGCAAAAATTGAAAAAACATCTGCTTCTTATGTGTCTGCCGTGTATAACGGATCATCCATATTACTTTATATAAACGGTGTAAGCAAATCAACTAAATCAGTTGTAGAGCAGTACCCGTTTACAAACGATAGCATTTCTTTTATGAGTGGCCAGTCAGAATCATCTGATACATTTATAGTAGATTGTGTAGCATTCTATAGGTACGCCCTTTCAGAGAATAAAATAAAAAATCATTACACAGCTGGATCATACGAGATAAATCACTTGCAAATAGTAGAGCCAGATGGCGGTGTGCTTTTTACTCTAAATCATTCAAAAATAATGCCAGTAAAGCAATACCACTATCCATCTTCTGTTAAATGGTCGGACGTTATAAACGGAGATGCCATAGTCTCAGCGGACCAGGATTATATTACATTTGCAAAGACGGATTTACCCGCAACAGCACAGTTTAGTTTTACTCAAGAAATAATTGTTCCTTCGGGAATAGGGATAAATAGTTCACAGCTTACCTATTCGCCAGACCTAGACAATATATATGTTGAAGTAAGCTTAGATGGATTGAGTGGCTGGCAAATTTGCAAAAATAATCAGTCTTTGCCATTTTTTACAAAAGATAATTTAACTGAAAACGAAAGACTGTATGTTAGAACAACAATGTTTTCTGAAGATACATCTTTTGATATACCAAGGTTAGAATATGTATCAATTGATTTTTTTAATAACATGGACTACTATGCTGATAATTCTGGAGACAGGATATATTCAGATCACGACTACAATCTTTCAAGATATAACGAGAGCATACTTTCATATAATAGCTACAACGGACTGTCAATGCATGAGGCTGGTGGATTCAACATAGAGTCTTCAATTTCAGCAAGTACGGTAGAGATGATATACACCCCAGGAGCTGGGAAAAATGTTTTGATTTCAAATGGATCTATGATCTTTGAATGGTCTTCTACTGGTAATATTAATAAGTCTGGCATATCCTCTATATATGTAAACGGTATAAATGTCACTTCACAGACAAATTGTTTCAACTACTTTACTGTCGGGTACCCACATCATGTGGTGATCACACTCCCAGCTCAAACAGAAGGCCTAATTAAAGTAAATCAGAACCTAGACGGGACTTCTTATGGCTCTGGGTCATCGTATAACAATATAGCCTTATACCCAACACAGCTCACCGAATACCAGATTTTTAATCATTATGACTACTATATTGGGAATTGGTCAAATACAGTTGCCGATGAAGAGGTTTCCTTGACAGAATTTGACTCTGGTAGCGACCTAACCCCATACTCAATCTATTCTATTGAATTGTCTGGTTCAAATATAACTATTTAGTGCAAAGTTGTGTACAAAATCTGGACTTTGGTACCAAGTAATGGTATGATTATTGTCTATGGAAATCTTAAAGAAAAACACTAAAATTGTTGAAGAGACTACTCTTGGCTTGTATGTCTGGGAAATGCCAGATGGCCGATGGATAGGTGACGATGATGGTAATTTCCTTTCCGTTACAGCCATTAAAGGCAATAAGTCAAAGATTGATGCCCTTGCAAGCGAGGTCCAGTCCTATGGAATCTATGAAGGTAATCCAAAGTTTTTATCTGGACGCAGAAAAATTAATGATGAAGAGTTGGCAGAGCAAGAACAAAGATTAAAGTGGGGCCTTCCACCAGACCCATATGATATCGGCGTCTATAAAGATTCAGTATTAAGAGGCGGTAAAGTTCATGAATAGAAAAATAGAATTCCTTGAAGATGAGGTCGATAGCGGTAACACTATAGATATTTCTAATACGGCAGACTGGTTCCATTTTAAAAAATCTGAAGAGCATGATGATCCATTTAATATTGGTCTTGAAGAAATTAAGAAGCTAAGAGGCCTTGGAACAAATTTTAAGCGTAAAATTAACCGTGATTTTTCAAAAGCTTTTGTGGGAACATCTGGTGTTGGTACACAGCAAAACCTATTGCAGCAAGCCATTAGCGGATATGCATTATTTGATCTTGTAGAGCCAACATATAATTTAGAGTATCTTTCAAAGATCTATGAAGTTTCAACATATAACTACGCAGCAATTAATGCAAAGGTTTCAAATATTGTTGGGCTTGGGTATATGTTTACAGAAACATCAAAAGCTAAAGATGCAATGGATGCTATTAATGATGACAAGCAGCTAGATCGAGCACGTGCAAAAATTGATAGAATTAAAACACAGCTAGATAAATGGCTCGATGATTGCAATGAGGAAGAGTCTTTTACAGAGACCCTCATAAAGGCCTACACAGACCTTGAGGCAACTGGAAACGGCTACATTGAGGTAGGACGCACAACAGCAGGAGACATAGGCTATATTGGCCATATACCAGCCAAGACAATGCGTGTGCGTAGATTCCGTGATGGATTTATTCAGCTCCTTTATGGCAAGGCTGTCTTCTTTAGAAACTTTGGAGACCTAGAAACTCCTAGCCCAATTGCTGGTCAAGAAGATCGACCAAATGAAATTATTCATTTAAAGAAGTATACTCCGATGAACAACTATTACGGAGTTCCAGACATCATTGCAGCTCAGCAAGCTTTGGCTGGAAATGAGTTTGCTGGAAGATACAACTTAGACTACTTTGAAAACAAGGCGGTCCCAAGATATATTATTACAGTAAAGGGAGCAAAACTTTCACCAGAGTCAGAAAGAAAACTTCTCGAATTCTTCCAGGTTGGACTAAAGGGTAAGAATCATAGATCTCTGTATATACCGCTTCCACCAGATACCCCAGACTCAAAGACTGAATTTAAAATGGAGCCAATTGAAGCAGGAGAGCAAGAGTCCTCATTTAATATCTATCGTAAGTCAAATAGAGACGAAATCCTATTGGCTCATCGTGTCCCAATTAGCAAGATAGGTATTCCAGAAGGAATTAACTTAGCTGCTGCCAGAGATGCAGATAAAACATTTAAAGAGCAAGTCTGCCGTCCAGCACAGGATAGACTTGAAAAGAAATTAAACTATTTAATTGCAGAAAAAACAGATGTTGTTCAATTGAAGTTTAACGAGCTCAGCCTCACAGATGAAGAGACCCAAAGCCGTATTGACGAAATCTATTTGAGAATGCAGGTAATTACCCCTAACGAGGTACGTATTAGAAAAAATATGACAACCATCGACGGTGGGGACGAAATGGTAGATTTGAAGCCACAGCAAGTGGCTGATCAAAATGCCAAGTCTACTGGAAATAGAAGAAGAGACCAGCAGAGATCCAGCAACGCACCAGACAAAAGCGGAGAGGCCAGGAACCCTAAAGGTGATGGTCCAAAAGTCAAATAAGTTTAATCGACTGTTATTTGCGTTATAGTAGATAAAGCATTAAAATTAAGCATATGAACATTGAAAAAGGCCATTGGTCTAGTAATGGCGACAACTTACATTTGTCGATTCCATTTACTAAGGTTAATCGAGAGAATAGAACTGTATCTGGTTTTGCAACATTAGACAATGTTGACCAGACAGGAGATGTTGTCACAGCAGAAGCAAGCATAAAAGCTTTTGAAAATTTTAGAGGTAACCTCCGTGAGATGCATCAGTCAGTTGCCGTTGGCAAAGTTGTTTCATTTAAACCAGAAACATACTATGATCAAAAGTCGCAAACTTTTTATAATGGAGTCTATGTAACTTCATACATTTCAAAGGGCGCACAAGATACTTGGGAAAAAGTTCTTGATGGAACTCTTTCAGGATTTTCTATTGGTGGAAAGATCAAAGACTCAGACAATGAAGTTAACAAGTCAACAGGTGAAGCCGTTCGATTTATTAAAGACTACGACCTGGTAGAGCTATCGATAGTAGACTCACCTGCAAATGAACTTTGCAATATCATTTCGATTGAAAAGGTTGGAGGGAAAATGGTATACAAGGGACTTGCAACAAGTGTTATAACAGAAAATATTTTTTATTGCGAAGACAGCGACTCCGTGTTTATGTCTACAGAAAAAACTTTTGATTCTCCAATATCAGGAAAGCCAGCTGCGCTAATCGGCTGGGTAGAAAGTTCAGATATTAATAAATCAAAAGAGATAGATAAGATTCTTGCTTCATTTAAGAAGTCAAGATTACCGTTGCCTGAAACACAATTAGCAAAACAGGCAAACGTAGAAGGAGGTAATGACATGGAAAAACTTAATGTAGGCAAAGATGTTGAAGCAGTTGCAGAAGCAGTTGTAGAAGCTCCAGCTGAAGTTACTCCAGAAGTTGAGACACCAGTTGAAGAAGCACCAGTTGCTGAAGCAGCAGATGAATCAAACGTCAATCTTTTTGACAAATCATCTGAAGTTGCAGAAGTTGCAACAGAAGATACCTCTGCCGACAACGTTGAAAAAGCAGCCGAAGCAGTAGAAGTTATGGTTGATGAACCTGATTTTGCAAAGATGTTAGGCGATCTAAAAGGCTTTTTCTCAGAGACACTCACAAAGGCAACCGAAGCAAATGCTGCCCAGGTAACAGAAATTAAAACATCTGTTGAGTCTTTCAGCAAGAATGTCGATGTTAGAATTGCAGAGTTAACAGAAAAGCACAGCGCACTTAGTGATGCTGTTGCAGAAATCAAGGGCACCATTGATGGTGTTCAAAAGCGTGTGGATGCCGTAGAAGGCGATACAGCAATTAAGAAGTCCTCTGACCTTGGCGGGTCTGAGGTTTTTACTAAATCAAAATCAAAATGGTCAGGAGCTTTCCTCGGTTCCGTAAATGAAATCTTTAACTAAAATAAGGTAGGTGAAATAAAAATGAGTAATGAATTATTAGAAAAGGCCGCAGCAGCTGGTGCAACAGTATCAACTGGGTTCGGTTCTTCAACAGGTGGTTCAGGCGTTCATGTTGCTTCAGAAAATGGCAACGGTGGACTTCTAAACCCAGAACAATCAGCACGATTCTTGGACTATATGTTCGATGCTACCGTAATTGGTAAGGTTGCACGTACGGTCCGAATGAAAGCTGATACAACAGAAATTGATCGTATGTCCGTTGGTGAGAAGCTTGTTAAGCTTGCTACCGAAGGTGACAATACAGCATCAAATAGCGCAGTTACTTTCTCAAAGATCTCGCTCACAACAAAGAAGCTTCGCATGGATTGGGAACTTT